TACTAAAGAAGTGTTAGCTACTAGAGTAGTAAATGTACCTGCCGCTGGTGTAGCTGAACCAATAACAGCATTATCAATAGCACCTGAGTTTAGGTCTACTGATGTGATAGTTGTAGTGCCTGTAAGTGTTGATGTACCTGTAACAGCTAAGTTATTGTTTAGTGTAGCACTTGTAAATGTAGCAGTTGTAGGTGTACTTGCACCAATGATAGTGCCATCAATATTACCTGCATTAATATCTACAGTAGCTAAAGTGGCAGTACCCTGTAAGTATAAGTCTTTAAACTTAGCTGAAGTTGAACCTAAGTCAATGTCGTTAGTAGTAACTGGAAGTATAACACCATCTTGGAAACGTACTTGTTCTACAGCGGCTGAGGATACTTCTACAAATACACCAACTCTATTATTTGATGTATCAATAACAACTTTGTTTAGTGCATCAACATCACCGATAAGCGGAATGTATCCACCTTCTCCTGTTGAGCCATCATGCTTGTGTCCACTTGATATAGCAAACGCATCACGGAGTTTGTTATACTCAGCGTTAATAGGTGCTGCTCGAACCGTAGCTGTTGGTACAATGTCTGCTGTAGACTGTCTTACATAACCTGCCAAAGTATTATCTCCTGTCGGCTGTCTCATACGTCAAGGCTATTGCCTGTATAGTATGACTTGCGTTTGTATTGTTGGTAACATAACTTATAGATACAGAGTTACCTGATCCTTCTATATTGGTCAATGTCTTAGGTGATGGATTACCATCATAAATACCACCTGCTCCATATATGGCTGTACCAAATACTGAAGCTGCACCCTCTGTAGTAAAATCATAGTTAGTAGGGTTTAATGTATTTGAATCATCGTAGTCATAGGATACACCAACAAATACTTCTGTGTCACCTTCTGATCTAAGGTATGTATTTACCTTGTGTACTATCTTACGTACTTCTGGGTCTTCCATGTAAAAGTATGGAGTTTGGAATAAACTAAATATTTCAAGGCCACCAAAGTTATTGCCTTTTTCTTGTCTGTGTACTTTACCTGATCCATCACCATGTATTACATGTTCAAACTGTCCTATATATCCACTAGCTACACAGTTAGCTTCAATACCAATTAACTGACTATATTCAAATATACTCTGTTTATTTTGACTCTTACGTATGCCACCTATCAAAGATAGTGATGCATCATTTTTAAAGAAGAATCTAAACTGTGACTTCTTTCTGAGTACTACAATAGAAATATCTGTAATCTGTTCTGATAAATAATAGTTATCAAATATAGACTGTATCTCTTTAGATACTGTAGCAAGTTCAACATCACCAATTTTATCAGTACCAGATATAGGACGTATACCATCAGGACCTAAGAATAATAAGTCACCACCAAACTCTACCACAGAATCAGGTGCAAGGCAACCCATATTTGATGTAACGTTTTCTAGTGTAAAATTAGCTATGTTATTGCCAACTAATCTTTTGATATTATTAGCACCAAAGATATATAATTGGTTACGGAACTTTTTAATAGCTGTTATAGTATAGCCTACGTTAATGACACCAGCACCATTAGCAGGGCTAAAGTCAGTAGCATTTAAAGGTGAGCTAAAGTGTAAGTTATAAGGCTCAGATGTATCACCACACAAGAATATATGAGAGGCAAACTCTTCTGAGTATTTAGGATTGTCAGGAGCTTGTGCGTGAGTTATTTGTGTATATGTAGTACCATCATATGTTGCTGCAGGATTTACACCATCTGTTAGTAGTATAACTTCACCTGACCAGTTAAAATTACTAAAACGTACTTTAGTAACATTAGTCATATCAGGATTACCAGCTTCGGGTATAGCTACCCAAGATGAGTTAGAGTCTTGCCATCTATATAAGTAGTCATGTCCAGTTGTAGGTTTTCTACATGCAAATATACCATCATGTAAATTACCGTTTACTGTTACACCTAAAACAGGACCTGTACCCGGCACAGTACCATAATCATTTGAGTATCCGCTAATACGACGATACCCACCAGACAAAGCAGGTTCGTAATTTATCATACGTACTGCACTACCTGATAGGTTTACTGCTTGTGTTAGGGGGTCTACATTAGTTATCAAACCACCAGCACAAACTGAAACATATGTACTTAGATTATCAACCATCTAAAACGTACTACCCGTCCTATATATTACAGTAGAACTTAAATAGTCTTTACTGTCTACTAATAATCTACGCATTGATTTAATACCAGTTCTAAACTTATCTTCATGTAATCTAGCAGATTGATCATTTGATCTAAAGTGCATTAAGTACATCATAGCACCATCAATTACTACATGTTTAAATCTGTCGGGAATAATACACACATCACCACTTTCTGATAAATCAGCAGGGACTTTCCAGTATCTGTATTCTACAACATAAGTATTATCAGGGATTGGTGTAACGCCAAACTTATCTTCTTGTGTTTTATATACTGTGTCTGGTTTAGAATGTCCACCTGCACCTGCTACATCATCAAGACTTCTTCGGTCATTTATGTATGACTCATAAGAAATGCTAGGTAGCTTAGTTGGGTACGCAGATTGTGCATTAGTTAAATAAAATGTATCCCAATCTGCTTTAGAGAAGTCAGAAGGGAAGCTGTAGGTTTTAGTGCCTACTTCTAGTGTGTGTTCATACGTGACTAGTGTGAAAGGCCATTCCTGAGCTTCCTGTAATATTTCACGTATAGAAGAATTAATAGCATCCTTAGCTAAGGACTGAACATTTTTAGTTGTTCCAAAGTTAGCTAAATCAATCTGTACTTCATTAAGTCTACGAAGTAGTTCATTGACTAGGTTTATATATGTTGCCATGTTAATTCCTATAAATACAAATATAAGTGGGCCAGTTTCCCAGCCCACCTACAGTATGTTTATTTATGCTAAGTTATATTTAGCTGTTACAAGAGCTTCTGGACGAAGAATCTTGCGGCCATATAGATGCATGCCACGAACAATATCAGCAAATGAGTCTGGATCACGGTATGATTCAGTTTTGTTGATTTGTTCCGCAGTTGCAACTGCAGAGTCATGACCAGCGCATATAACACCGTAGTTAGTGTTCTGGTTTGCCGCACCTGTTGTAGATGCACCAGTACCTACTGATGGTAAGTTGTTTGAAACGTATACACGGAAACCGTGGAAGTTGTTCAACACTAGGCCATTCTTTAGACCATCACCACCGAAGTCAGCATTTAATAGACGTGAATCTTCATCACGTAAGACTTCCATCATCACTGGGTCAATTACGATCCAACGACCTTGTGTGTCTACGTTTTGAACGTCTAGTAAACGACTCATACGTGCCACCAACATAGCTGGTGAAACAGTAGCTGTTGGTAATGCAGTAGCTCCCGGCAGACGAGCTGCAACTGGAATCGCATGATCTCCAGCAGAAGTTGTTGTAATGTTACCAAATGAACCTTTAATAAGCTTGTTCGCTGCAAGTAGTTCGTCTGAACCAGCTGCTGAGTTAGCTTTAGTACCATTTACTACATTGTTTACTGCACCAGCATTTGCATGTAATGCAGACTGTTTGTAACCAGATAAGTAACCAAGAACATCTTGGTCATACTGATCAGCTAAACGATATGCTGCACGATCCGAAGCTAGGCTTGAGAAGTTTACATGTGAGTGTGCTTCTTCAATGTCATCAACTTTAAATGCAAAGTAGTTTGCTTTGTCGATTGTTAAGGAAAAATCGTTATCTGATAAATCCTGTGTCGAGATAGTAGTACCACGTAGATACGCAGTTACTGAAATCTCAGGTTCTTTTATGATTTTAACTGAGTCGCCCATTTGAGCGATTTCTCCGAAATAATCAGAGTTAGTGATAGCTTCACAGATAGCAGATTTGCGAAATGCAAGTTGCACCTGTTTGCTGTAAATAACGGGCGAGAAGTTACCGTTCGGTAAGTTTGTGTAGCCCGAAGCCTTTCCAAATGCCATATTAATTCTCCTTTAGCATTAGATTACAGATGCAAACGACTATTCACTTATATAGAGGCTAAGTACTTGTAGGGTGCATTATCATGAAAGTTGGCCTACCTTCACTATAATGGGCCATAAGACATTAGGTTGTCAAGAAGTATATTGTTGTTTGCGTGGGTTTAGTCGTAATGTGAGTAACCTGTGTCTTAGGGGTCACACTACTACATTGTACATATAGTTATATCATAAATATATAATATGTCAATAGCTTTATCGAGCATTGCCCGACATATCGTAAATAAACTTACCAGTACGAATAGATTCCATAATAGCGTCAGAAGCTTTTTCATACTGTTGTGCTGACATCTTATTCACTTGTGATTCCTTAAATACATTCTTAGAATCTTCTGAATCAGGTGTAGCGTTACTACGACTGTTTACTGAACGTGCGGCATCTTTATTGTTGCTCGCAGGTTTCTTTGTTTGTATATTCATATCAGCTTTGTACAAATCAATTGCACGTGATGCTGATCGTGAGTCATCGGCATTCTCATATAATGCGTCTTGTACCCACTTAGGTTGTTCATCTACCCAATCATGAAATGCATCATCATCTCTGATTTCACCAAAGTCAGGATGTGCAGTCATTAATTCTACTTCAGCTTTCTTGCGTGTTGCATCAGCTTTCATTTCATCAATTTCTTTTACACGTTCTTCTAATCCAGCTGCTTGTTCCCTTGCTTTTTTAATTGCAATAGTTTCTACTATAGCCGCTACATCTGGGTATTGTTTTGCCCAAGCCTCAATATCATCATCAGACTTAGGTAACTTAATTTCTTGCTTTGTAGACTCTTCAAGTTGTCGTTGTATTGTGGCTAACTTGTCGTCCCAATCTTTTTCTTTATCTTGCATATGTCGTCTAAGATCACCGTAGCGTTTCTTAAAACTTTTTTCTTCAGCATTAGCAGGTTCAGCTTCTACTACTTCTTCAGTAGCTTCTGTTGTTCCACCTTTTTGTTCAGCTATAAGTTGTTCGAGTTCTTCCTCTTCCATCTTACGCTTGTCTTCATTAGAGTACTTACGATTTGCAAATGCAACTTTAGTTTCTGGCTTCACTTCTTCTGCCATTATTTTATCATTCATGTTTCAGTCTTTCATACTGGGGCCGCCGTAGCCTAGCGTTGGTAGGGGGAAGGGTAGCCAGTTCAAATTTAGCAGAGATTAAATAGTTCGTGCTGCTAATCCACGTCTTACAGGTGC